CAAAGGCTGGAAAAACGAGGACTCATCGTCTCAACCGTTCCAGAAGAATCTCAAAGTAAGAGCTATAAAGCTGTTCTTGCGCGTGGAGAGGGTTCAAAAGTGTCCCATAACCCTATAGATCCCAGTCCTGGAACGGAATCTACCCTGGGACACAAGCCTGGGACAATGCTTACTTGTCCCACCCTTTTAGAGGGTTCAGTTGAGATTGTTATTGGAGCGGATGACTTGGGACAAACCTAGTTGTCCACCCCCTGTGTCCCACCCCTCTTTCACTGCTATCACTGCGTTTTGGGGCGGTTGGGACATATACGGCATCTATACGCGCGTGAGACATGAATTGGACTGAGATTCTTAAGGCAGGTGGAATCGATGAGCCACCCGGCTACCTTGAAACCCTTGAGGCCATTGCTCAGGAACCGTATGTCAAACCATCTCGTAAATCACATAAGTCGTCTAAGCGCAGAGTAAAATCCTCTAATGAAAGAAATCAAAGTCCGCCTCCCAGACTCTCTAATAACAAGCATTGAAAGAGAAGCTAAGGCTAGAAAAATAAACCGTGCTGAGGTAATGCGTGAAAGGCTTGCCGACATCCCTTCATGTGAGTCAATTACCCCTGATGTTTTTTATCAAACTGTTAACAAAGTTCGTCACAAGATTGGCAACATTCTTACGAGAAGCCAGGCTGAAAACGTTGTGGCAGCCTGCCTCATCGAGTTCAAGTCACTGGAAGCCAGTCAATAAGCTAGTGAACGTTTACTACTGCCAAAGCGATGACAGCTCACTACCTCTAGCCATAACTAGATACACAAGTTATGACCAGGAAGAGAAGGTATTATGTGTTGAGCAAGTTGTCTATGAAAACGACGACATTTACTTTCAAGAGCAAATAACAGCAGCCCTAGAGTGTGGCGTTGATGTCTCAATACTTTCCGCTCATCCAACCTCTAGATTCCCAGTCCTGACAGCGTTAATAGAAGACCAATGAAGTTCAAAATCTTTCAGAACCTAGGCCGTTGGGTTGTCGTTGACTCCAGGTCTGAACTAACTTGTCATACAACGCTTAGTGGAGCGATGGACTATGCCTGTTCCCAAAACAGGAAGGCAGATCAATCTGGAGCGTTTACATCAAGCGATTCGCACAGCGACAACAGCTGATCTACAACGTGCCGCAATGTTCTTAGAGGGCGCTAGACAGGTCAGAAGCGGCTCTAAGATTCAACGTTCCAACAGCAGAAAAGCTCAAGCAACTGCTTGGAAAAAAGATGTTGACGACTCATTAGCATGGTAGCGTTGCTGTACTAACTGATTGAAGATGACCTCGAAGCACGGCAGCCGGGTTTACGTTCAAGTTCTCCTAGAGCCTAATCGTGGCAAGCTTTTCCTAGAGGACGCTGAAAGGCTCAATAAAAAACCATCAGCTCTAATGAGAGAGATCGTCTACCAATACATCAAAGAGATGAACTCTGAGCAAGAGTCTGAAGCTGCAATCAAAGATCAACAAGTCTGGCAAGCAGCTGTTCAATCCCGGCTAGACGGTCGAGCACGTAATAGAGCTAACGCCTTAAAGACCTCTGATCAGTCTGAACAAGCTGCCTGAGCATCCATCTCGGAAATCCTGGTGACTGCCTGACATAACAGCTTGCGTTGATGCCAGTTCTGACGCACCAAAGCAGCACATAAGCCTTGAACCTCTTCGATGTCTTCAGTGTTGTAAATAGAGCGAACCGAACGCTCCATCATCAGCTCTTCATGGAGACTCTGTTCTGCGATCATCCATTTCATATCGTCCATCATTGACCTGCTCCAAGATCTTGCGCTCCTCAGAGTAAGGAGGCTGCCTAGCTCGAATGTAGTCATGTAAGGCAGGTACTAGCCAGTCTTGTGGCGGCCAACAGTTATCCCAATTGACCGGCTTGGCGCAATTAACAACAACCGTTGACCAGAAGGCAATCAGATATGACCAGAACCAATACAAACCCATTAGGCAGCAACAGACGGCATAACCCGCAAATGGTTGTTGTAATTGCCTGTCACCGCATAGCTGATTGCTGGAACGTTACTCATTCGATGAAACACCATTTGACCGATCTTTAAGCCCGGATACAGATGCAAGCCGTGATACCGACGCTCATTGGTTAGCTCAAGCGTCAACTTACTTCCGTGCCAGCCTGGATCGCACCAACCAGCCAGCAAATGATTCAATCCTTCTCTGGCGCGGCTTGACTTCAAAACGAACTGAGCCGAAATGTCGTCAGGCAGGTTAAACGTCTCAACCGTTTCCCCTAGTACAAACTCACTAGGCGCTAAATAATAAGGATCCTCCTTTGTTCTGTCCGATATATCAATATCAATCAGCTCTCGCTTATCGCTCACCTCAATCATCAGGCGATCACCAAGACGAAGATCCAAACTCGCTGGATTTAATAGCTCTGGAACGAAAGGCCAAACCAGTTGATGGCTATCGCAAAGAGATCTGATCTCCCAGTCGCACAGGACCGCCATACAGATCAATCAAAACGCCAGCTTACTCATCATCAACCAAGATCACCCAGCCCGTTCCAGATCCTTCAACTTGCCAACGATGCTTGAATGCCTGGCGCAAGACTTTGGCGTTCTTCCCGCCATAACGCCCTGAATGACCTCCTGTCTCAATGTCTGGTAATCCCCTTGGGTCGTGCATAATCCAATCATCCTTATCAAAACCAACAATTACGCTCCAGTGACCACAGCCGTAGCTGTCACACATTGGCGGCTCGCCTCTGCTCATATTCCCATGGTGCAGCCAACCCACCATGACCGGTCTTCCTGCTGCTAGTTCGGCTTCAACCAGGCTGCCGTCACCGTCTTGCCTAAATTCAGCATGCAACCCTAAAGATCTCAAAGTTTGAATTTGAGCTTCAATACTTGTTGTATCGCCAAATTTTTCTCTGACTTTGTTGTATTGATCATCAGTTTTTACTTTCCCATAAAAAGCCGCAACCATGGCTGCTGAGCTAGAGAAACACTCGCGATAACCTTGGCCCGATTTGTTATCTAGCTGGTGGAAGTAAGGCACCAGGATTTGCTGCGCTATGCCGCTAGCTTTCCAAGCCTCAAACCAAGCAGCGTCTTCTCTCAGTAACTCTGAGGGCAACGCATCCTCAAATTCTTTTATGGCAGCTAGCTGATGGGGCGTTCCCCTGAAATGAGCAAAAAACGGCAGCAGCGTGAGCACCATAAAAAAGCGATTCATTTACTCAACGCCGGTCTAGGACATTCCGGGCGCTGAGACAAGCCACTATGGTACCCAGTTAAAAATAAAAATCCACCACCGCCTATAACAACGGCAAGCAATGTTCCTAAAAGGAAAAAGCCGCTGACTAACACCCAAGCCGGGTCAGTCTTCATTTTTCAATCCTGGTTTCAGGAAACAGGTTCTTCTCTACAAAAGCAACGACTTGATCGTCAACAGTGTTGTCCGAGCGTTTTGCATAAGCTGTGAGCAAGTCGCAAACCAAACGCTTAAGGCTTTCAGATCGCAGAAACCGAAACAGAATTGGCTTCAGAATCAAAAACATTGGAATTGTTCAACTGCTAAAAGTCTAGTTCCGGTCACTATGACCCTCAAGTCGAGCAACTGAACGCTCCAGATCACTAAGCCGCCCAAAGATCTCACGGTCTCTAGCCATCATGTCGGTATGGAGCAAATCCATTCGTGTAGCTAGATTATCCATAGCTGAAGTGAGCCTTACTAACGACTCACGGCCTGACTGGCTTTGACTATTGGCGCGAACAATCCCTAGGCCAGCTACGCCGACCGATGCCCCTGCTACAGCTGCTAAGACCTCAATCACCGCTCGACTAAACGCTTGAACCAATCATGGCAGATCCAAAGGAGAAAGACGACGACGGTTTCTCAACAGCAGATCTCGTTAAATGCGCTGTCTTGATTTGGAGCGCAACATTACTAACCGTTTCTTATTTAGGGATCTTTCCTCAAATGAAAATGGACAATACGTTCGTGGCGAGCCTTTTAACCGGTGCAATGGCCTCTTTTGGCATAGAACGTAAATCTGCTAACCAACAAAAGAAGACACCACCTAAAGTTGAGCCACCTGTAAAAACGCCTCCAACGAAATGAAACGTCTAGCTCTTCTGGCGATTGCGTTGAGTTTTGCCCCAGCGGCTCACGCTGATCTCAGTCATAAGATCCAAAGCTCGATCTCGCTCCAAGTTGGTGGAGCGGTAACAACCGCAGAACGGATCGGCAGTACATTCAGCATCAGTGGTTCAAACATTGACACCTCAGATGGAACCACTGCAAACACGGTCTCGGCAGGGGCTATCTCAAGCGGTATTTACGCTCCAGGAACTATTGCTGCCACTCAAGACGTTCCAGGTGCAGCGTTCTCCTTTAGCCAGTCATACACCCAAGCTGATGCTGTCCCAACAGCTGCGGTGACAACTGGAGCAGCTGCAAACTTTGGCAGCATCCAAAGCACCGCTGGAGGAACGCTCGGAACCTTAGCCGGTACAATCTCGCCAGCTGGTGCAATGACGATTACTGGTGGAGGAGCAAACACCTTGGCTATTGGTCAATTCGTAACTGAGCTAACGGTGAGATAAATGCGAGCTGTATTGCTTTTGCTTCTGCTCGCGCCAGCAGCTCATGCTGTCCCTGTTGTTCCAAATTTCAGCAGTGGCAGCATGACTTCTCACACGGAA